GAATTACAGAATATAAAAAGAAAAGAAAACTCTACGATTTTACAGATATGATTATTGAGTTTGTAGCTAGGGCTGCACTTGAAGACTTAGTTCCTGATCTTGATGTTTTTATTATTGATGAAGCTCAAGACTTGCTTCCTATTCAATGGGAAATGGTAAAAATTTTAATGAATAATTCAGAGCGTACATATATTGCAGGAGACGATGATCAATCTATATTCAAATGGGCAGGAGCTAGTCCCGAGGATCTCATTGGATTAAAAGGTGATCGTTATATCCTTGACCAGTCTCATCGTATTCCAAAAAAGATTCATAATGCAGCAACAGCTTTAATTAGTCGTGTTGAAAAAAGAATACCTAAATTATGGAAAGCAAAAGACGAAGAAGGAGATATACAATTTCACAATATGCGAGAGGCTGTGTATCAATTAATGGGTGAAGGTGAATGGTTAATTATGACAAGAGATAACTATACCCTGGAACAAATATCAGAAGATCTAAGACAAAGAGGATTATTCTTTTCACGATTTAATACTCCTTCGGTGAGTGAGAAAAAATTAAAAGCTATTAATGGTTGGACGAATCTTGCACAACGCAACAAGAAACTAACGTTAGATGAAGTTAAAACAATTTATCATTATTTATCTGTTCGTGTAGGGGTAGAGTATGGATATAAAAATATGTCCGATGCTGATCCTGAAGCCTTATATGATTATGAGCATTTAGTAATGAATCACGGACTCCTGGTGCCCCAGGAAAAGTTGTGGCACGAGGCATTAGACCGTATGCCGATGCGCGAGGTGGTATATATTGTCGCAGCGCTACGTCGTAAAGAAAACCTGAACCGTGCACCACGGATCAATATATCAACGATACATGGAGCAAAAGGTGGCGAAGCTGATAATGTTATGTTATTAACGGACATGCCACGTAAGGCAGACGAGTCTTATTATAAGAATCCTGACGATGAGCGCCGGGTGTTTTATGTGGGAATGACAAGAGCAAAGAAAGCATTGCATATTGTTCATTCACAAAGTGAAAGAGAATTTAGAGAGGTATTTTATTAATGGCTTACGCAAGAGAAAGACAAGAAAGATATATTAAAACAGAAAAAGGAAGACTTGCACATCTTCGCAGCTGTGCAAAGGAACAAAAGAAACTTCGTGCAACAGACGAAGGACGAATGATTCTTCGTCTTCGAAAAATAAAATGTAAATGGGGTCAATCTGTTGCCGATTGGTACAAGGAGCAAAAACCTATGTGTCAAAGTTGTGGTAAAAGTGTGTTAAAGGCACCTAAAAATTCACAAAGTAAACAAGACCAGGCTGTTATTGATCATGACCATACATACACACAAAAAGAATATAGAAATAATCCTGAGTTAAAACCAAGAGGATTATTATGTCATCAATGTAATGTCGGTATAGGAAATTTTAAGGATAGTATAGATAGAATGTTAAACGCTATTATATATCTTTCGAGAGGAAAAAAATGACATTTGTATCGGCGGAACTTTTAGAAGAAGCAAGGAAACTTGTTGAGAATGATCGTCACGAGGACTACGGCGATAAGTTAAAAAATCATCAGAACATTGCAAAGTTATGGAGTGCTTATCTTGATGTGGAAATATCAGCGCATGATGTTGCTATTTGTATGGGTTTATTGAAGATTGCACGATTAAAACATGCTCATAAAAAAGATAGTTATTTGGATCTTGCGGCATATGCTGCCATAGCAGGGGAAATAGAAGAGAGAACCGATAGACATATATCATTTGAATCAGAAGGAGAGAGGAGAGGAAGAGAGACGAAAGCGTATATTAAATCATTACAGAAGGATAAAAAATGACACAGAAACCACTATTTGAGCCACCTAAAGAATGGATACCTCCTCAGAGTTTACCTGATTTATCAGATGCCAAGGAGATTGCAATTGACTTAGAGACACACGATCCACACATCAAGGACCTCGGACCAGGATGGGCAACAGGAAGAGGAAAAGTTGTTGGTATTGCTTTAGCTGTAGATGGTTGGAAAGGATACTTTCCTTTAGCTCATGAAGGTGGAGGAAATTTTGATGAAAATATTATACGAGAACAACTTAAACCTATTCTAGGTAATAGTGTTGATAAAATATTTCACAATGCAAGTTATGATGTTGGATGGTTACGTCAATGGGGAGTAGAAGTTAAAGGTCGTTGTATTGATACAATGATTGCAACAGCTCTTATCGATGAAAATAGAATGCCTGGACAATATAATTTAAATGCTGTTGCCAAAGATTATATAGAAGAAAAGAAAAATGAAACATTATTATATGAAGCTGCACAAGCATGGCAAGTAGATGCAAAAGCAGAGATGTATAAATTACCTTATCAATATGTTGGACCATACGCTGAACAAGATGCAGCTATTACTTTAAGATTATGGAACACATTAAAAATAGAATTACTACGACAAGAATTAACAAGTATATTTGATTTAGAGACAGAACTTCTTCCTGTTTTAATAGATATGAAATGGCAAGGTGTTCGTTTAGATTTAGATAAAGCACATAAAATTAAAAAAGATATTGAAAAGGAAGAGAAGAAATTATTATTAGATCTTAAAAAAGAAATAGGATTTGAAGTTGAAGTATTTGCTCCAACATCTGTTGCTAAAGCATTCGATAAGAAAAAAATAAAATATAATAAAACACCAACTGGGCTTCCTAGCTTTGATAAGAATTTTTTAGCGTCATTAAAAGATCCTTTTTCACAAAAGATAGTTCAGGCACGAGAGCTCTATAAAGCAAGGTCAACTTTTATTGATTCACTATTAAAACATGAACATAATGGCAGAATACATGGAGAAATTAACCAATTAAAATCGGACCAAGGTGGTACTATTACAGGTCGTTTGAGCATGTCAAATCCAAATTTACAGCAAATTCCTTCCCGAAATGAAAAAATTGGTCCTCTTATAAGACAATTATTTATTCCAGAAGAAGGATGTACCTGGGGGAGTTTTGATTATTCACAACAGGAACCACGCCTTGTTGTTCATTTTGCAGCTTTAACACATGGTGGTTTAGATGGTGCAGGAGAATTTGTTGATGCCTATAATAACAATGCAGAAACAGACTTTCATCAAATAGCAGGAGACATGGCAGGAATAGAGAGACGTGTAGCAAAGACCATGAACCTCGGATTGTTTTATGGAATGGGTCAAAAGAAGTTAGGAAGTCAATTAGGATTAGGAGAAGAAGATACAAAAGAATTATTTGATACTTATCATTCTCGTGTTCCTTTTGTTAAACAGTTAATGGGTTTAGCAATGAAAACAGCAAATGATAATGGCCAGGTGAGAACTATTCTTGGTCGTATATGTCATTTTGATTTATGGGAACCAACAAGATGGGGTGTTCATAAACCTTTACCAAGAGAAGATGCAGTAAGAAAATACGGGTCAAGTTTAAAAAGAGGTTTTATATACAAAGCATTAAATAAATTAATTCAAGGTAGTGCAGCTGATCAAACGAAAAAGGCAATGATAGAAGTTCACAAGGCTGGTATTATTCCTCATGTTCAAGTGCATGATGAATTAAATGTTTCAATAAAAGATGATGCAATGTGTGATCAAATAAAAGATATAATGGAACATTGTGTAAAACTAGAAGTACCAAGCAAGGTAGACGCAAAGGAAGGAAAGTCATGGGGAGCGATAAAGAAATAGAAATGATAATGACAAAGTGTCCTCTTTGTGAGGAGACAATGTTTCCTACAAAAACCGATATTGGAGATAATGTCTATAAATGCATAGAATGTGGTGGTTTGATGGAACTTGAGGAAGAAGAAAAATTAGTTATTTTTGAGCCTGATATAGATTTAGACCCAACTATTCATTAATTTTACTTGATTTTCCCATTTAATTGCTATAAAAAATAATCGAGAAAAATGAATTTTTTATTGGTATTTGCTATTACTCTCCTTTGTTGGAAACCAATACTATTCATTATTATAGTAATAATTATCTTATTAGGAGGAATATGACAGACATAA